ATGAAACTCATCAAAACAACTCTTTTATGTTCCTCCATAGCTTTTTCCTACAATGCATTAGCTCAAAGCGTTGATCTTCAAACATTAAATAAAAGTTTAAAGCCGTGGCAACCTGCTGAGATTGTCCAAACATCAAATAGCATTAAGATCACGTTACCAGCCAATACCGTTTCATCGGAAGCATATGAAGCCTTGATATCATCCGGAGTTTGCACTCCTATCTGGCTTAAAGATGCCCCTACATCTTTCCTCAAAACAACGTCAGAGATACACGTCGTTAATAAGTTTTCCGCACTTGGTTACACATTTGAACACCCTTTGACTACATGTAAAAAAATGGGCGAACTAATGGATGACCAAGCCAAAAGCCTGATGTACGGAAATACGCGCACCTACACATCAAAATAAAATTTAACAACCCGACTCTATACGGGTTGTTTTTTTAATCTGCAACTGCCTCATACTCAACATCCGATAACCTCACCTCGAGTTCTAAGCTCGTCGTAAAGCCGCTATTACTCAGATAGTGCATAACCTTTGTGATTGTCCATGATTGCTCGTCTATGACGCGCTTAAAGCCTGAAACCTGCACCGGCGTCTCCGGGTAAAGGTCTGCTCGCCCCGTCGCAAGCCTGATAGAAAACTCAGCAACCCCACGTTGCAGTTTGTCCCATTTGGCCTGGGCGGCTCGCATGGCCTGCGCTTTGGTTGAAAAAATTGTAGTCAGGGCAAACACGTTGTCATCCTCGCCGACCATGTATTCACCCTCCCTGGCTTCCGGCGTCTTCACCGTCTTTTTCTTCGTTACCGGTTTGGCTTTGGGGTGCTGTAGCGCGCGTAAATGCTGCACTTTGGGTTTGCGTTTTAACGCAACCTTTTGTTTTTGTGGCTTCGGGTCTTTGGTGTGCAACCACTTTGCCGTAACGCCGGTATATGCCCCACGGTCAGCAATGGAAAACTGATGGCGGTCGCCATCGCTGCGGGTGATCGTGACCTGCGGAATGGCTTTTCCGCTGGCTGTAACCCCACGACCGGCTTTGAGGAAAAGTAACTTTCCCGCTTTTACCGAAACCTCACCGCCGTTTCGTTCGGCGAGCCGTGTCAAAAATTTGGCATCCGATTCCTGTGACTGGTCGATATGCGGAATTTTTATTCCGGCCAGCTCCGGTATAACGCTCGACACCAGTTTGTTACGTGTCGCTATCGCTGCCACGATTTCGCCGAGCGTCTTGTCATGCCAGGACTCTTCCCGACGTGAGTTAAGCGTTCCCCGAAAATCGGCGCTACGGGCGCGGATTGTCACCGTATCCGGCGCGCCATGATGTTCAACCTCATCGACGGTAAAACTTCCCTTACCAATCAACGCAAAGCCTTTCCACCCGAGGTAAAGCGTCAGTACGGCACCGCGTAACGGCAGCTCGACCAGCCCGTCAGCATCATCAAGCTCGATGTCGAGCTGGTCGGCTTCGAATCCGCGATTGTCTGTCATGGTCAGGCTCATCAACCGATTACTGATGTTGCCGGTAATATCTTTGCTGTCGAGCATCAGCATAAAATCGGGCGTCAGTACTCCACCCGCATTCAGATTCAGCATATCGAGCATCAGCTAATCCCCACCATGCCAGCCACTGACGAGGCCATATTTCCCGCCTTGCCAATCAGTGATTTTGCCTGTTCGCCGATATCGCCATACAGCGCCGCAAGGGATTCATCCACGCGGGTGAGGGTCAGCGTAAAATCAATTTTGCGCGGCGTTCCGTCAGCAAAAAACAGGCTTCCTGTCTCGCTGATATTATTGATGACGTACATACCGTAAATCGTGCCGGTGCCATCCAGTAACGGCCAGGCGCGCCCCTGGTCAGCCATCAGGCGGATAGCCGTCATCGTCAGCTTTCCGCCGGTGAGCTCCGGGTAAAGCGTCCCGACCAGGGTGATTTTCTCCTCACCAGGCCCTAAAAACTGAAACGAATCTCGTTTCCCGACACGTGAATTTGACGGCCATCGATATTCGGCATCGCGTTGTAGCGTCTGGTGGGGCAGCGTCTGACGCATAAAAACAAACATTCCAAGAGCAAGCATCATAATCAGCCTCCTTAATCGTGCATCATGCTGGCGCGGGCTTTGGCTCGCTTGTCGCGTTCATATTTTTCTAACGCATCCTGCAACTGATTTCCGAGTTGACCGCCCGGTGCGCCACTCGGCATGTTGATTTGATAGGTTGGGCTGCTCTGGTCAATGTAGGTACGACCGACGGGTGCCGTAACAGGCTGATAAGCCTGATACCCGCCAAGTGAGCTTGTCGCCGGGATATAGCCACCGCCCTGACCAACCGACGACGCTTTTGATGTTTCTGCATCAATGCTGTTCGACTCCTTTTTCACAAGGCCGAGCTTTTCGAGAATGACATCGAGGCCACCGCGCAGCTTATTGAAAATATTCAGAGGTAACATCAGTGCATCGGCCAGAGCCTGACCGAAAACGATACCAACATTTTTGCAGCTATCGAGCGTCTCCTGCGTGGCCTTGACTGGCGCAATCAGGTCTTTAAACCACTGCCAGACTTTGCGCAATTTCTCGCCGAGGCCGTCAAAAATGGGGGCCAGTGGAGCGAACATTTCCCCGACCGGTGCAAAGGCGCTGATGATGCCTTCAATCACCCCTGAGAAAAATGCGCTGATGGGTTCCCAATATTTACGGATAAGCAGCGCCCCGGCCACAATCGCCGCACCGACGGCCACAATCGGCCATGTGATCGCACCGAGCGCGGTTGCAATGGCACTACCAGCGACAGTAAAGACGGTACCCATCACGCCAGCGGCAGCAATAATGGCGTTAATCCCCATGACTACCGGCCACGCAACGAGACCAATTCCGCCGATAATGCCAATAAGAGCCAGTGCGCCACCGGCAATGATGCCAATAGTTTCCGCTAACTCCTTGTTGTTTTTGATCCAGTCATCGAGCTTTAACACGTATCGCGTTGCTGTCTGAGTGAGCTGACGCAACGAGCTATCTTGCTGGTCGTAGAGGTCAGTACCCACAGCCTCATAAGCAGACTGAAACTCTTTGAAGTCACCGCCGAGGTTATCCTGCATAACCTTGACCAGCTCCTCTGTTTTGCCGTCAGATTCTTTAATTAATTTGGTCAGGTTATCCAGTTTTCCACTGGCCGCCGCTGTCATTAATACGCTGGCAGCTGAACTTGCCTCCTCACCGAATATCGTTTTCATGTATTCGGCCTTTTGACCGGTTCCGAGGTTGTTGCGCTTAAAGCTGGCCTGCATTTCTTTCAGAATGGTAAAGACCGGACGCGTATTACCTTTGCTGTCCATCGTCTTAACTCCAAGCTCTTTAATCGCCGCATAAGCCTGACCTGTTGGAGCTTGCAAGCGACTTAATATTGCACGGCCTCCAGTCCCTGCCATTGACCCGGTGATTTTTGCGTCGTGTAACGCGCCCAGCATCGCAGCAGTTTCTTCCAGACTAACACCGGCATCTTTAGCAACCGGGCCAACATATGTAAGTGAATCGCTTAACCCTTCAAAGGTGGCCTGAGTTTTATTCATCGCCATAGATATAACGTCAGCGATATGCGACGCCTTATCATCAGCAAGCCCAAAGGCGGATTTTGTCCCGATAAGTAGAGTAGCGTTTTCCTCCATTGTTTTTTTGTTCGCTAACGACATATTCAGAATGGCGGGAGTTTGAGCCAAAATGCCATCTTTATCAGCGCCAGATTTAGCTACGATTACCTGTGCTGCTGCGGCATCATCAGCAGAGGCGGCAGTATTGTCGCCGAGCTGTCGGGCTTGTTTTTTCAAAGCCGTCATTTCTGCGGAATCTTTCGCCACGCCGAGTACTGCCTGCAACTCAGAATTTTTTAATGAGAAATCATAGCCCGGCACCATCAGCTTAACCCCGGCCATTGTTCCCGCTGTCGCGATACCAACCCCGGCAGCACCCGCACCGGCCATTTTACCGGCCAGCTCTTTACCGGCCTGATATCGCTGTTTAACCGCGTTGAGCTTTGCCTGTTGCGCGCTGACGCGCGCCAGTGCTTCACGCTGGCGATTAAGCTGCGCCGTCGTTTCGCTGATGCTGGTTTTTAACCGGCGCTCGTCTGCCGCCAGGGTGCGGGTATTAATTCCCGCCTGGCTGAGTTCCTGCCGCTGGCGCTGTACAGCCTGCCGCAAGCTGTTGTGTTTGAGCTGGAGCGCTGCGGCACTTTTTCGGGCGGCATCCATTGCCTGCGCCTGCGCGCGCGTCGGCTGTTCCGTATTTCTAAACTGGATCGCCAGTGCGGCGGCTTCCTGTTTAGCTTTCTTCAGCTCCTGACCGGTAACGGCAAGTTGCGCGCTGGCCTTGCGAAACCCGTCGATACGGGATGCCTGGCCGTTCAGTTCACGCAGTGATTTTTGAGTGTCCCGGATGTCACCAGACAGCGTTTTGCTCGCTGTCTGGATGGATTTAAACGGGCGGGTCGCCTGGTCAACAGCCTTGAGTAATACCTGCAATTTAACGTCGTTACTCATTCGTGTTTCCGCTTCGCTGTAGCGCCTTTTCGCGCCAGGTGGTGAGCTCGGTCAGGCTCATGGGATATAACTCTGATGGCGGCCAGTGAAAAATCACCGCGATATCCGCCATCAGGTCATCGACCGACAGGTCTTTCGGGAAATTTAATCCGCCAAATTCGGCGACAAAAAACCGATCACCTTTGTTGCCAACGCCATCAAATCGGGCAAATCCATCATGACGACATCTGACTCGGTGAGTGATGGGCTGGTCATACGCGGCAGCACTTTAATCAGGGCATCCACTTCAGAGCGCGCAACGTCGGCCAGGCTGACACCGCGCAGGGTTCCGGCGTTGGGCTTCATCAGGGTGATTTTTTCAATGACCTGATCGCCGCGTTTAATGGGGTTTTCCAGGGTGACGATGTTTTCTTTGCTCATGATTTTCTCGCTGTTTACGGATTCGGGGTTAACCGGCCAGGCGTGCTGGCCGGGGAAAAATTACAGGCCGATATTACGGCGGTGCTGGTCAAGTCGGTCGACGCCGTTTACCTTCTCAATCATGTTGAGGACGTCGATTTCTACCAGCTCTTTACCGTTCATGGTCAGCTTGTAGTACGTACAGACCAGCGAGAGCTTGCTGTTGGTATCCTCGCCCTGCTTGCTCTCACCGTTGTCGACTTCCTTCACCTTGAAACGGGTCTCAACTTCCACCGCCACGGTTTCGCCGGTATCGTCCCGCTGGTAAGAGCCTGCATAGCGCAGTAGCGTCCCGGTACCGACGGCACCATATAGCGACCAGATCGCATCATCAGGGAAGCCGCCGAGGGAAATCTCCATCGCCAACGCGTCATCGTCGAGGCCGAAATCGACAGGGGCCGAGCCTGACATCCCGCCGCCCCGGTAATTTTCCAGCTTACGGGTCAGCTTTGGCAGGGTGACGGACTCGATAACGCCGAGATAGCTGACGCCATCCAGAAACGTGTTCAGGTATTTGAGCTTGCGCGGCATTGCCATTGGTCAGGGCTCCTTAATTGCTGTTAACCGATGACACCAGATTCGCCAGGTATTTATCGGTAATGCGCTGGCGTAGCGTCAGGTTTTCGAGAGGGGGAACCGGCGTATAGTCGTAATCGATATACAGTTTCCCGGCTTTGAGGGTCGCCGCGTCGTTGGCCGATTCATCAAACCAGCAGGTCGCATCAACGATGTAGCCCGCCGTTTTCATCTCGCGGAATTTCGCATTGATACCCGCAACGATGTCCCGAATCAGAGTGGCGGTGATGGGCTTATCGACCGCCCACATGTGACCAGCGGCCATTGTGTCGGCGATAACCTGCGCGGTGCGTGTGTAGTTCTCAAACAGGAACAGGGGGTCATCTGAACAGCAGCGGTTACCCCAAAATCGAAACCCGTCTTTGCGAATCAGTGTGGTGACACCAGCCTCGTTAAGCAGGTCGGCATCGGTGCCGGATTCCTGCAAATCCCAGAAGACCGACGCGCTGATGCCGGTAACGCCATTCACGCCAACGTTTGACAGAGTTTTGTGCCAGCCGGTGTCCTGGTCGATTTTGGCGCGCAGGCCCAGCGCGCGGGCGGTCGCCCAGGCGGTTTCGGTCGCGTTCGCGGTGGTATCCCATGCCAGAAAATCCGGCCAGATAACCATCAGCTCGCGCTGGCTGAAATTCTCGCGATAGAGCATCGCCTCGGAAATGTTCTGGCAATCCCATGCGCTGATATAACCAAAGGCGCGCAGCTTCTGGCAAATTGGCGCGAGCGCGGTCGCAACCTCAAGGGAATCGAGACCCGGCACGCCGAGGATGCGCGGTTTAACGCCGGTGACAGCCTCCGCCGTGAGCAGCGCTTTCAGCCCGGTGTAATTGCCGCTTTCGTCGGTGCCGCCGATGATATTAGAGACAGTCTGCGCTTCGGCATCGTCGCCGGCACCTTCGGCAACGCGCACAACGACAATGACCGGTTTCGACTGGTCGGCAATTGCCTGGAGGGATGCGGCCAGGGTGCCTTTTGTACCCGCTTTCGCAATGGCACTTTGCACGCTGGTAATCAGTACGGGCTTATTGAGTGGGAAGGTGGCGGCATCGGCATCGCTGGCCGTACAGACCATGCCGATAATCGCTGTTGATACGGTGGAAATGACGCGGGTGCCGTCGTTAATCTCGACAACCTGGACGCCGTGATGAAAATCGCTCATCCGTTTAACTCCGTGGTTAAGGGTGAGCATTATTTTCAATCGTGGGGGAAGGGGTGACGAGTCATCCCCGCTGTAACAGGGACAGTACAACAGGAATGACCGTCACAGGGTCAGGCAACGCGGCTCCAGCACATTAGCAGGGTGTGGGCTTCCACCACACTGAACGATTTACCCTCGCCGAGCTGCGCGGTTTTGCCGGTGGTCGTATGTTTATGCGGCGGTACCGTGACTTCGTGATCGTGCTCTCCGGCGTCATCCGTCACACCCAGTTCTTTCGGGTTAAAGAGCTGCTGCACATCGCCGCCAATCTCCCAAGGGTCATCCTTACCGGCCACGCCACCATGATTGTGTTTACCGTTTTTCGTGGTCGTCAACTTCTGCTCTGGCTGTTCACTGGTTTCGCCGGTGACGTCAATCTGCACCGCAGGCAGGTTAGCGCGCTCTATGGTCACGGTATCGCTGCCGCCGGTTTTCCCGATATTTGAACCACTGGCTTTTCCCACACGGATAGTTTTATCTTCCCCGGTGTAAATCCACTCAGTCCAGGGATAACGTTCGTTAGGGTTCACGTTCTGCGCGTAAAACTTCACGGTACCTACGGGGTTATCCAGTTCCCAGGCTGCGCGGATGGCCGACGCAATAGCCAGCTTTACCGCCATCGGGGTAGCAGCTTTAGTCTGATCGCTGCTGTCAATCGCATTGCTGAGCCTGGTAAACCCCTTTTCATCCAGTGTGGCGTCCGGGTGATCCCGTGAGCTGGCATGCTCGCTCAACTGCTCATCGGTATAATCCTTGATTTCATTACCGGCATTAATCACATCTTCGACTGTCGCCAGCACAATGCCCGGATCAACAACCAGCTCGACGGCGTCGGTACTGCTGACCGCCAGCCAGATGCGGAGGATGGTAAAGCGGCCCGAACCTTCCGCCAGTGCAGGCTTGTAGGTTTCCGGGACGTTGGCCACCGCCATGCACACCCCGGCATCATCAAACAGCGCGGCTTCCCGGATGGCAAACCCTCCGACTTCGGGTGGGATAATCATCTCGGCAATGATGACATTGTCAGTGCCGGACAATTTCAGGCTGTTCAGGTGAGTGCGATAGCGCTCATTCACTAATGAGGTCTGTTCGTCGTCAGGGGTTGTCACACTGCCGCCGCCATCCCCTACAGACATCTCTGCGAAAATGACTTTATCCCCGTTAACAACGGCTTCGGCTATTTTCCCCCGACCCGCAACTGTTATTACTGATTTAAAAATTTTACTCATTTTTTATTCCTGATACTTTTTAAATGATTAATAAATCACACAGGAACTATTCTGCTTTTTCATATTCCGTCTCACCCGGCGCGGTCAGTGTCATGGGTTCATCTCTGAGGATGCCATCAACCCGGTAAAATCCAGGTGTCTCGTCATCCTGAATCTGAACAACATCCGAGACCGCCGTAAATTCCGCACCGTACACCTGCAGAACGATTTTATCTCCTGACACCATTTCGCTGATTTTCAAATTTTAACTCCCACATTGACACGCCCCGTTGCGCCGGAAATCGCCTCCGGCATTTTGAAATAGACTGTGATGTTAGTTGCATCTGTTCCCACCACGCGCAGGACTGGCTGAACAGTGACGGCGCCGGATGAGCTGAACGTCAGACGAACGGATTTAACGGTCGGTGTGTACAGCAGACCGTGTGCAAACGTGATGGTCTGCGCTGTCGTGGAGCTCAGGTCTATGCTGGCACTCTGGAGTTCGGCATCAGTGGTTTTAGCCCCCATCCCTAATGCGGTTATTTTAAATCTGTCCAGCTGGTCTACCGGCCTGTCTCCGGAAACGTACGCACCGGCACTTTGGTTGATTAAAAGGTCCACATCGTTCCTGCCTGCGTACGTGTCCACAGGAATGGTATATTTTAAACCTGCTTCGCCGGCGTTTTTCACCGAACCTTTCACTTTATTCCCGCCGCCAGACAACACCAGCCCATTGCGACACTCATGCAGAGTCATGCCATTAATGCTGTTTGTAAAACCGCTAATATTCAGGCCGTCATTCAGCCCTTTAGCAGCTTCCGAAGTACCATAGAACGCGCCTATTTTGTTATCACTCCCGGTGATGTTAACCAGACTGCGCCCAACGGCGGTTGAGTGCATAGACATATGCATCTCACCGATATTTGTTCTGTTGCCGCTGATATTGATGCCATTATTTGACTGCCCCAGAAAAATACCTTTAACCTTGCTTATCTGGCACCCGATAGCGGCAATCTCACAATAATCACCATCAATAATCAGATAGCCTATTGATGTCACTGACCCAAAATACGACCCTTTGTCTCCAGCGCCATTGGCGTTAGCGTAGGTGTGCAGGTTTTCTAACGACGTTATATTCCCGTCATATTTTCCCGCCAGAGTCTCGCTGTAGAATCCCCAGTCGTCGTTATAGGCGCAGATGATGTTGTTGGCGACGGTATTATGCGGCCCTCTGTAATGCCACCCCCGCTTTCCGTTATTTCGTGATATTACCGTGCCGATACGCCCCTCTTCCTGACCCACCCAGTCATCAGAGCCGAACGAGTCTGAGTACTCGGAGTAAATCCCGTTACCTGCACAGTACATGACCAGCAGCTCATCGAAATTAATGCGAGGACCGTACAGCGACACGCCATTACCAGCAGCGTTATTGTTCCTGTTGCCGTTGATACGCAACTTATGCAGCCCCATCCATGACGGAACCAGGGCATTGTCTGTCGTGAATCCTGTCTCCGTCAGAGCGGCAAAATTCTCAGATGTAATCACGTCGCAATCTGAGCCAGGCAGCAGAAATAATTCCGTGGCGTGAGCGCCAGCGCCGACAATATTCAACTGTCGACACAAAATCAGGGGGGCCGCCACGGCAATCCGACCATGCGGCAAAATTAGCTGACCTCGTTTTTCCGTTCCCGCACCGCTCACTGCCGCCGCCAGCTCGTTGACGTACTGAGACACGTCAACCTCAGATGTCCCGGACAGAATGGCGGCGTGAAACGATTTTGGGATACCCCGCAAAACGTTCACCGGATCCAGATTCATGATATCCGATACGGTTTTCAGATACGGCGTGGCCACAGCGATTCGTTCAACAAATGCAGAAAGGTCCGATCCTGACCCCGTCTTTCCTGAACCCAGGCCTGAGCGAATGGCTGCGTCTGATGTGTACGCCCAGCAACCAGCCCCAACGCCGCCGGTTGTTTCCGGCGATGACGCAACAGGCACGCTCTTTGGGAATTCTCCTGTCCACACAAGGCGATAAACGCCGTACAGGATCTCGTCGCGCGGCGATTCCAGGGTCGCCCCCTCGGAGAACGTCTTTACCGCGCTGACCTTCCCGGCGACAACCTCACCTGAATTGTCCGCCTGTTCTTGCAGGTAGCGCGTGCGATTAGCCAGGGTCTTCAGCGGTCTGTTTGCCACACCATCCAGCCCCCCAGAAACGCGCTCGCTTCTGGAAATCAGTTCAATCTCTTCTTCCCACAATGAGGATTCTGGCAGTCTGGTCATAGTCTTACCCGTAATTAAAATTGCCGTCGTGGAAAATCACGCCGTTATAATTAATGTTCTCTCCCGCCTTATAGTCAGCGGGATAAATACTGATAATGTCACCGCTGCACAGCGTTGAGCCGATATGAATATCACCTCGTACTTTTGCGGATATATTGAGCTGCGCCAGGTGCCGACTTACAGGCTTTGTAACGTTAATTAATCTGGTTAACTCATCCATAATTTTGGATGTGATACCAATATCATTCACATCAACCTCAAGCCGAAATGTTCCTGCCGGGTCTGCCACTTTCCACCACTCCTCGATAGACATGGAGTAACCCATTTTTTCTACTACGTGGCGGATCGCTGCTATTGTCCCTTTTCGCTGATGGAGCCAGAATGACTCACTGACAGCCGTTCTTTTCTCTTGCTCACTCCAGCTTTCATCCCAGCCATCTACAGAGAAGGCCCACGCCAGATACGGCAGGAATTTCACCGGGCATTTCCACGGATTCCACAGGTCACGCAGCGGGACAGATAAGTCGCTGATGACGGCACACGCTTCAGCGGCTCGCTGTTCCAGCACCGACGACCCGGGCGCCATCAGCGAGTTACTCATCGGACCCCCCGATCACAACGCTAGTTTCTGTGCAATACGCAGCCTGGGTTTTATCGAGCACGACGTCAGCCAGTGGCTCGTGCAGCTCGACGCGTTGAACACCCTGCACATGCATCGCGGCATAGAGGGCTGACATGCGAATATCACGCCCGAGGCGGCGCTGTTCGGTGATATAGGCGGTTAACTGCGCTTTGGCAGCGGCAAGAATCGGCTCGGTAGCGGGGCCGGGGTACACGTACAACACGGCATCAACTGCATAATTAACAATCCCGGCCGACACAACTGTCAGGCGGTCACCGACCGGGCGCACGCTCTCATCATTCAGCGCGGTACTGACGGCCAGCAATAAATCATCCGATGCCGTACCGTCACCTTCCCGTGACAGGACGGCGACAGTGACTTCTGCCGGTGCCGGGCTGTTTGCCGAGGCATCGGCGACACGACCATCGGCGCTCAGGGCGTGAAACTCATAGGCACCGGTTGGCCCGGCAACACTCATCCCCTCAAAAGCGGCCGGTACGCGCTGGCGTAAATCACTGTCGGATTCCATGACTGCCGCCACCGGCGGGATTTGGGTATCGTCTTCGGGGGTAATGACCAGACGCTCAACGTTATTATTTGCCGCGAGCTGGTCAAGGTCGTTTTTGATGGCATAGGCCACCATTCCGGCTTTTGCCGCCTCGTTGATGCGCTGGCGTAAAATCACCTCCCGATAAGCATTCTCTTCCAGATATTTCACCAGTGGATCTGACTCCAGCGTCAGCGTTCTGGCGACCGCTTCCTGCTCGTCTTCCGGGTACAGTGAAATCAGCGTCGCCTTGCGCTCGGCGAGGATGGCTTCAAAATCCAGCGTTTCCACCACATCAGGCGCGGGGAGCTGGCTCAGGTCGATAACTGCCATAGGTTCAACTCACAGGGATGGTTAAAGAAAGGCTCTCGCCGGTATCGGTGATTTGGCCGGTCACGTCGACGACTATCTGCCCGTTAAACTGCCGCGCGGTGGTGATGCTGGTCAGCCTGACGCGCGGCTCCCACTTCAGGATCGCCATGTAGCACGCCGCCATAATTTGCAGCTCAAGCGCCGGGGTCTGAGGCTGGTCAATCATCTGCGACAACAGCGAGCCGTATTCACGACGCATGACGCGGGAGCCGACAGGCGTGCGCAGAATATCCCCGATGCTCTGGCTGATATGGTCAACGTCTGAAATGCTTTCACCGGTCGTGCGGTTCATGCCGAGATAACGCGCTGTCATAGTGGTTCCCCCGTCTGTCCGCCGCTGTCACCAGGGTGTTTATGGGTGTGGAGTACCTTGCCGTTAGAAGAGAATGAGCCGCCGCTGTGCTCGATATCACCGGACATCTTGCCGCCTTGCTTCACCTCCAGCGTGCCGGTCGTCAGCTTGTTGGTGCAGACCACCTCCGGCGTATCGAGGGTGACGCGGGTCTCGGCTTTTACCAGCACCACCGGCACGCTGACGGCAACCGAATCGGATGCGGTCACATCGGCAGTTTTAATGCCGGTGACGGTCAGCGCGCCGGTTTCCGGCTCATAACTCATAACGGCACCGTCGGGAAACTCAACGTGCCAGGCGTCCGCCGAGGCCGACGGCGCGGGATTGTCGTCGGAATAAATACCCGGCAGCACAAAGGCGGTATCGAGCTCACCGCCCACGGCCAGAATCATTACCTGCTCACCAACAGAGGGAGCCCACCAGGTGCGCGAGCGCCCGGCCCGGTGCGTCAGCCACTGGAGCCAGTCGGTATAAATGCCGCCGGTCTGTACGCGACAGCGCCCGGCGTCGAGGTCAGTTTCGACGACGATGCCGGTGCGGATCATGTTGCGTATCGCGCGGGCGAGTTCCTGGATAGATGCGAGAGTATTCATAGTGGAAAGGATGCCGCCGGGGTGTTCCGGCGGCAATCTGCGGGCGTTTTGCCCTGGCTGGCACAACGTTAATCGGCGAGGTAGTCGATAATGACGCTTTCCACAAGCTGCCGGTCATCGTCGGTAAAGCCCATGAGCTGGCGCTGTGGGTACTCGACGGCGGCGCTTCTGGGGGATGGTTTATCCTTGAGCCCGAGCTGATGCACACGGGCGATGCGCTGCACTTTCCCGGCAAATTCCACCACTGCCGCGCTGTCGTTACCGGTCGCTTTCATATAGCGATTGGTACGCAGTTTCGCGAACATCTCGCGCTTAATCCGGCCTTTTTTTGCCCTGGCAGGCTGGCGCTTACGAGGTGCAAAGGGCGAACCGTCCGGCGCTTTCTGCGATTTAATGCGCTGCTGTTGCCGCTGGCGCAGTTTCTTCGCAATGTCGGCGGTCATCCGACGCCGCCCGGCAGGAGAAAGGGCCGCTATCAACCCGGCGAGCTTGTCCTCAAAAGGTTTGAAGTCATTCATCCCATTTACTCACCCGTTCGCCATTACTCCACATCTCAACAGGGCGCGTTACCGGATCCGGCGGTGGCGGCTCCGGGATGTTCTCAACGTACATTGCGCCGTCGGCCTCTTTGACCAGCGTGCGCTCGGTTAGCAACAGGCTGATGCTGACATCGAGGCTGCTGTCGTTATTGATGTCAGCGTACCAGGCAAAGCCTTTTTTTCTCCCCTCGTCGGTTGTCATGATGTCCGGCTGATTGATGCGCAGCCAGGCCATAATCGGCACAAACAACAGGTCAATATCGTCGGTGAAATCTGTCACCACGATGTTAAGCGTGTACCGCTTTTCAAACGACAGGGAGCGCGCCAGAGTCGCCGTATTGTTGCCATCGTCCAGGCGAAGGCAAAGCATATCGGGGTTGGTACGCAGTACCGGCACCGCATCAGTTAAGGCTTTTCGCAGACTGTTGGGCTTTTGCATCGATTTCATCCTGGCATTGTTTAACCGTATCGACCTGGATTGCGCAGCTTTTCAGGGCGTTTTCGAGCTGGCGTATATCCGCACTCAGGTCGCCATTAGTCAACGGGTCGCTGCCCGGCATCGGGCAGGGGCTGACCTTCGGGCAGGCGTTGTAAACAATCACCGGCGGCGGCGTTGGTACAGGCGGCGCGCTGGTGCAGCCGACGCACAGCATCAGGTAAATCAGCGCGATACCAGCGGCGAAACGCGTCATTTTCATTGAGTAACCTCGTGATGGTTTGTTCACGCCGGAAAGCCAGCAGGTTAGCCGCTGTGAGTTTGTCCCTCATGGCGACCTGCGCGAGCTCTTTACGCTGCGACTGCTCTGCGGCAACGTTGAGCTGATTTTTCAGCATGGTGATCGTGGTTTTCTGCGTACCGGCGACCCGGTTCGCACGCTCAAAAGAGGCGCGCAAATTGCTGTTATCGTGTCGCATCCACAGCAGACCCGCACAGGCCAGCGCCAGCAGGATAATGAATATTTTCATGCGGATACGCCTCCGGCCTTGCGCCACACTGCGACCAGTTTGTCGAGGCTGTGCTCGCGCTGACCGTACCCGGCCCCCGGCAATGAGGCCCAGATATTGCGACAGCGGGAAATCGCGCGCCCGATGCGCCCCTGCTGCAAATCTTCCAGCGCGCCGCGCTCACGAATCAGCTGAATGGCGAGCCTGTCCTGCGATGCCGGGCTGAAATCCGGCAAAGTGAGCTGCTTTTTGTAATGCGGCCAGAACAGGTAAAGCTGCTGGTAACGCCCGGATGCCGTGGATTTTTCCCCGCGACGATTGAAGACCTTCGCCGGGCGCCCACCGGCAAACGGGTGATCGCGATAGTCGGTAAAAATCTCCGGCTTGCCATCGATACCCGTGACGATGACGTCGTACCCGTTGTTTTTCGTCAGCGGGTGCGTCGCCGTACCCTCAGAAAACGCCAGCGTGTCGAGAAATGCCGCGACGTTGGGGTGTGTTTTAATGACCGCCATCGCTTTCCCCTTTTTTAATCCTGCGCTGAATCGCAATCTCCACCGCCTGATAACCGGCGATACCCAGCATCGAGCCAAATCCGCACACGGCGGCGGGAGGCAGGTCGGGAAACTGCACCAGGGCCACCCCGGCCACCATCGAGACAAAGCCGCCCAGCAGCATGCGTCCAATAAAAAGCCGGGCCGTAATGGGCTCACCACCGGCCAGCACTTTCCCGACGACAATCAGCACGCCGATCACAAAGAGTGACAGGACGCTTTTTTCACCTTCCGTCATGTATTTACTCCCACAGATTAATTGTTTCAGTTACGGGGGATGACTGGACGTCGGGCAGCTCGACCACAGTGCCATATGGCAGCACTGCGCCGAGCTCGGCCAGCCCCGGATTTGCGGCGAGCACCGACTCGAATACCACCTCAGTACGCCCGTAATATCGGGCGCAAATCATGTCGAGCGTGTCGCCCTGTTGCGCGATGGCCTGCATCAGATTTGGCTCACGATGCAGCGGGGCTTGTCCTGGACGCGTGATACGGCCCAGCGCATGTCCCGCCACAGTTCGTCGACAGTGGTATCGATGCTGTCGGCCTTTTTATCGCCTTTGGCGCTGGCATCAACACCGCGATAACGCTCATAGAGCGTGGCGGTCGCCATTGAGGTAACGGCGCGCAGGTAATAGAAAACGCGCACGCTCTCGCCGTCGAGATCGTCAGCCGGCACGTCGGCCAGCTTGCTAAAACCCCCGGAAATCTGCTGTTCCCGCCATAAAAACAGCTCGGCATTGGTTTCGGCTATGCCGGTTTTGATGGCCTCACGCAGCCGGGCCGGGGCGACGGTCTGCTCAAGGCGCATCCCTTCCCGTACGCGTTTCGGGTCGATGTCAGGAAAGAAAAAGGTATTTTTTATCACCGGCTCATCGCTGGCAGGCGGTGGGATGACCACCACGCCACCCGGCTGCGGCTCATCGTTCTTTTTAATAATCAGCGTCGTCATGACTACCTCTGAATAGGTGGGCGGTGGACGCCGGTCTCAGGTCGGGTAAATCACCCTCATCGACCGGCGTGCCGCCCTGGCGCGGGGCGCATTCTGTTAACCGGCGGTCTTATTCGGGCGGCCACGTTTAGCCGGTGCCGTGGTTTTCACGGCGCGCGGCGCTCTTACCGGGGCTTTAACGACCGTTGCCGGTTTGGGCTTCAGCTCACGCTCAAGCCTTTCAATGTCTTTTTTGACGCCTGCCTGACAATCGAGCTGCATCGCTCGCTTAAGGTGGGCCAGCGCGTCGGCGGGCTGTTTGTTATCCCGTAACACCTGGCCGGTGATTTTGTGCAGTTTTGCGCGCACTTCATCAGGCATATCAGCGGCGGCGGTCAGCGCCAGCGTGTCGAGTAGCTGGCTGATGACGACCGGTTCACCGGCGGCATGGGCGCGCATGGCGGCGAGCGCCACCTCTTCGGTAAACATGTACTGCGGCGGGCGGCGGTGTTTGCCTGGCATGGTCAGACCGTACTTAAACGCGTAGCGGGCAATATCCATCGCGCCGCCGATATCGCCGACATCGAGACGCCACAGCATGACGGTCATCACGATGTCATCCTGTGCGCCTTTTCCCTGTTCCAGCACGCCACTGACCCACGGCAGATAGAACGGCAGCAGCTCGCGCTTTTTCGTGGCTTTCAGCTCTTTACCAAAGATGGCTTTTAACGTGCGTTGGTCTGCGGCCAGCTTAACCAGCATCTGCTCATAGGCAGTGGCATGCCGCAGCGGGTTGTTTTCCCGCTGCGCGGTTTCAATGGCCGAGACCCGCATCATGTGACGCTGTGCGGGGCTCGTCATCGGTTAGCCCTCCGGTTGCGCGGCAGAGAAATCGCCCAGCTTGATATTTTCAATGAAGCACCCGGCAGCGTAGGTTTCGACCACGTAATCGATGTTCATCGATTCGTAGTTTTCCACCTGGTCGAGTTTCGGGTTTTCGATGATGGAGCGGCGGTGGCTTTCATCCATGAAATAGATGGACAGGTTATCGAGACGCGTCACCATAATCGCGTTCGCCGGGAAGTACGGCACACGCACAGCGGGCAGGTTGCCGATGCGTTTCTGACTGATAATGATGTCAGCCGCGAGCGCTTCGCTGTTCGGCTGGTCTTTGTTGACGATCGGGAAATATTTGTCGGCCAGCAGCTTACGACCCACAATCGCGACAAGCTCCGAATCTTCCTGATAAATTTCGTCAATCAGGTTGTCGGTGGCATCCATGACCAGCGCATCGAGGTTAACGTAATCGCCGTTTTTACCCACGCGGATCACAGCGGAAACGACGTTCCCTTCCTCGTCGACGATTTTGCTCATCACGCGGGTCGCCGCTTCATTGCGGTATTTCTGCGGCCAGCCGACGGCGACATCCTGCAACATCGGATGAGTGGCGCGGTCAGAGGTTTCGGCGCGCTCAACGCCGTTGAACCCGGCCATGATGAAATCGAGCGCCTGCCGCTGGATGATGGCATCGCGAATACGGCGCTGGAAGTCCTGGAAGCGCGCCCACAAATCCAGCTTTTTATATTTGAAGTGGAAGTCAAAGTTGACCTGATCGCACTCGTATTTTTTGGACTCCAGCGCGGTAAAGTCGGCGGTTTTACGCTCCTTGCCGCTGTTGGTGTCCGTGGTGCTGGCGATGGTGCCATTGACGCCGACGCCAATTTTTTCACCCTTCAGCTCATCCACCGGCACGATATTAATTTTCTGCAAAAAGGCCGAGGACATCTGCACGGTGTTCATCATGGTTTGCGTGACGGATGGCTCGACGTTGAATTTTTTACTCACGTCGTCCGTGTCGATGCCGTTCAGCTCGGCAACGCGGGACAGGTAGGCATTGAATTTAAAACGGGTTTCCTGACGCATAGTCTTTCCTGTTGGGTTAAATCGGGTTGTCTGACCGGGCAAGCCTGTCGCCCGGCGATAAATTCACGACCGTTTAGCAGTCGGTCAGCAGCTCATCACCACCACCGCCGGTGGAGAGCTTGCGGCGTGGCTGTGTGGTGCTTTCGGTTTTATCCAGCGACGTTTTTAACTGGCTGAATGCCTGGCGGGTCTGGTCGGCCTTCGTGGTGACGTCCTGTTTCAGCGTCGCAAAGGCATTTTCCAGCGTGGCAAGGCGCTGCTCAGTGGCGGTGAGGTTTTCCTGCACATGTTCACTGACGGTCGTCACGGCTTCATGTACATCCTGAAAACGGGCGTCATCGCTGGCCTGTTTGCGGCTGAAGATCGCTTTCACTTTGTCGCTCAGGGCGGTAAAGACATTTTCCGCCTGGTCTTCAAACTCCAGCTCGGCGAGGGTGGCGACGGAAATCAGGTTGCCCGGCTCGGCTTTGAAGCGGTTGAGGGGGTTAAATTTGGCACCCCGGCAAAATTCGAGGTATTCGGTGCCGAGGCTGGCCGGGTCATCGGTCACGGCGAGGCCGACCAGGTAGCATTTACCGCTATTGGCGAAATTCGGCTGAATTTCCATTGAGGTGTAGACCTTCTGCAATTTTTTATTCATTGCGATCAGGTCATCGGTCGGGGTGATTTTGGCGAACAGCGCCAGCTTGCCTTTCAGTACCGAATCGTCGTCAATCTTTTCAGACTTCAGCTCGACCACATCGCCGTAACGACTGAACGGGCCATCCGGCAGGATGCCTTTCAGGTGTTCGAGGTTAATGCGGCAACCGTAGACGCGGGGGTCAAAGGTCTCGGCCATTTCCTGAATATCCGTCGCGCTGATAACGCGGCCGTCACAGGTATCGCCTTCGACGCCGATGCGAAACCATTTTGAAACTTTTTTTGCCATTGTCAGGAGTCCTGATATCGGGTTAACGGGTCGGGGTTAGTTTCCCGACGTCGCCGCCCACCCGCTATCTATCCCGGATGGCTTATCCCTCACACAACAGCACCTTAGCGATTCGCATCACCCGTTTCTTTAGCCTTGCCCTGTATCAATCACGGCGAGGCATCCATGACCATCACCACCGACACCACTTTGTTAAACGACCCGCGACGCCAGGCGGCTTTGCTGTACTGGCAGGGGTTTTCCGTGCCGCAGATTGCCGAAATGTTGCAGACCAAACGCCCCACGGTGCAGAGCTGGAAACAGCGCGACCAGTGGGACGAAACCGCACCGCTGAACCGGGTCGAAAGCACCTTAGAGGCCAGGCTGATTCAGCTCTACGCAAAGCCCAACCTCACACCCCACGATTTCAAGGTGGCGGATTTTCTGGCCCGGCAGATGGAGCGCTTTGCGCGCATTAATCGCTATGGCCAGACCGGAAACGAGGTTGACCTTAATCCCAACGTGGCCAACCGCAACAAAGGCGACCGCAAAAAGCCGACAAAGAACTTTTTCAGCGACGAGGCTATCGAGAAACTGGAAGAGATTTTCTTTGCAGAGTCTTTTGAGTATCAGCTCCGCTGGCACCGCGCCGGGCTTGAGCACCGCATTCGCGACATTCTGAAATCGCGCCAGATTGGGGCGACGTTCTACTTTTCCCGGGAGGCGCTGCTGCATGCACTGAAAACCGGCCATAACCAGATTTTTCTGTCAGCGAGTAAGACGCAGGCGTATGTTTTCCGCGAGTACATCATTCAGTTTGCGCGCCTGGTCGATGTCGACCTGACCGGCGATCCGATTGTCATCGGCAATAACGGCGCAAAGCTGATTTTTCTGGGCACCAACTCAAACACCGCGCAGAGCCATAACGGCGACCTGTATGTCGATGAGATATTCTGGATCCCCAACTTCCAGAAACTGCGCAAAGTGTCGTCGGGCATGGCCTCACAAAGCCACCTGCGCAGCACCTACTTTTCGACACCTTCCACCCTGGCGCACGGCGCGTACCCGTTCTGGTCGGGGGAATTGTTCAACCGGGGACGCGCCCGCGCCAGCGAGCGGGTCGACATCGATATAAGTCATGACGCGCTCGCCGCTGGCGTGGCGTGTCCTGACGGTCAGTGGCGGCAGATTGTCACCATTGAGGATGCGCTCGCCGGGGGCTGTACGCTGTTCAACCTGGAGCAACTCCAGCGCGAAAACAGTGTCGACGACTTCCGCAATCTGTTTATGTGCGAGTTCGTTGACGACAAGGCCTCGGTGTTCCCGTTCGAGGATTTGCAACGCTGCATGGTCGACAGTCTGGAAGAATGGGAAGACTTTGCGCCGTTCGCCGACAACCCGTTCGGCTCCCGCCCTGTGTGGGTGGGATACGACCCTTCTCACAGTGGCGACAGCGCCGGGTGTGTGGTGCTCGCGCCGCCGGTTGTCGCCGGGGGCAAGTTCCGCATTCTGGAGCGTCACCAGTGGAAAGGCATGGACTTTGCGACGCAGGCCGAATCCATTCGCCAGCTCACCGAAAAATACAACGTCGAGTACATCGGTATCGATGCGACCGGCCTCGGTATTGGCGTCTTCCAGCTGGTTCGCTCGTTTTATCCCGCCGCCCGCGATATCCGCTACACGCCGGAAATGAAAACCGCAATGGTGCTGAAAGCAAAAGACGTTATCCGCCGTGGCTGTCTCGAATATGACGTCAGCGCCACCGACATCACCACCTCGTTTATGGCAATCCGTAAGACCATGACCAGCAGTGGGCGCAGCGCCACCTATGAGGCCAGCCGCACCGAGGAAGCCAGTCACGCGGACGTCGCCTGGGCGACCATGCACGCGCTGTTAAACGAACCGCTTACCGCTGGCAGCGGCCAGGTAACATCATCCATTCTGGAGTTCAACTGATGAGTAAATACAAAGGCCGCAAGCCACAGCCACAAAAGCGCCCGCGCAACATGAAAGACAGCGCGCCCCAAAAAATGGAGGCGTTTACCTTTGGTGAACCGAGCGCCGTGCTCGACCGCCGCGATATTCTGGATTACGTGGAATGCGTCAATAATGGCCGCTGGTTCGAACCGCCGGTCAGCTTTAACGGGCTGGCGAAAAGCCTGCGCGCCGCCGTTCATCACAGCTCGCCAATTTACGTTAAGCGCAACATTCTGGCCTCAACGTTTATTCCGCACCCGCTACTGTCACAACAGGACTTCAGCCGCTTCGCGCTTGATTTTCTGGTGTTTGGCAACGCGTTTTTAGAGCTCCGAAAGAGTGTCACCGGTCGCCCGCTGAAGCTGGAAGCGTCACCGGCTAAATACACGCGGCGTGGTATTGAAGATGATGTCTACTGGTGGGTGCCGTCATTTGACCAGCCGCACCCGTTCGCGCCGGGATCCGTATTCCACCTGCTGGAGCCAGACATTAACCAGGAGCTGTACGGCATGCCGGAATATCTCAGCGCGCTAAACTCCGCCTGGCTGAATGAAGCGGCGACGCTGTTCCGTCGCAAGTATTACCAGAACGGGGCGCATGCGGGTTACATCATGTATGTGACGGACGCCGCGCAAAGCGGTACCGATGTTGAGGCGTTGCGCGATGCGATGCGCAGTTCGAAGGGGCTCGGCAACTTCAAAAATCTGTTTTTCTACGCACCGCACGGAAAACCAGACGGCATTAAAATTGTGCCGCTCAGTGAGGTGGCAACGAAAGACGATTTCTTCAATATCAAAAAAGTCAGCGCCGCCGACCTTCTCGACGCTCACCGCATCCCGTTCCAGCTGATGGGCGGCAAGCCGGAAAACGTCGGTTCGCTCGGCGATATCGAGAAGGTGGCAAAGGTGTTTGTCCGTAACGAGCTCATCCCGCTACAAGACCGGATGCGCGAGGTCAACGCTTGGGCCGGTCAGGAGGTGATCCGGTTCAAAAGTTACACCCTCGACACCGAAAGTGATTGATTTCCGCCGCCTCCGGGCGGCTTTTTCTTACCCCCACGCCTGACCGCCTCAGAAGCCCGCCACGCCCTCAAACACCCCCGCACCACCCACCGACACCATCGCGAACCTGCGCGGCACAGCGACGCGCTCAGGCTGCGAAAATAAATGCGCAAAAGTACGCTGGCGCGCAGTGCTTTCCCCGCCACGCCTGCCCTCTTTATGGGGCATTTTTAATGCAGTTGCATCAGGAGCCCCGAGCCGCGCGAGCACTGGCGCGGTCAGGAAAAATCAAATGTATAAAACGAATGCTAATTTATGCACTTCAATGCAGGATGTTGAGCTTTTAGTGACAACCTTTGTAGTGAAAGCATAAACTGAGGCTATTCGCGATTAAACATGTCAAGGGAATAGTATGTCGCAGCCTAGAAACATAGAATTTATTGAGACGCAATTTCTTTCGTTTGACCCGAAGAACCCTAGATTTTACCGCTTGAACGACGCAAGCAGTGATGATGCAGTCATTGAAGAAATGCTTGATGATGAGAGCGTCCATGATCTGATGCTTTCAATTGGTCAGCAAGGATACTTTCCTGGCGAACCGCTGTTAGTGTTCATGGATGGATCTGATTATGTTGTTGCGGAAGGAAACCGCAGGCTCGCTGCTGTCAAGTTGTTGAATGGTGAGCTAAGCGCACCAACGCGTAAAAGCAAAAGTGTGGAGGATATCAAAAGCGATACTACCCACAAGCCAATTGAACTCCCCTGCCTTGTGTATCAGACGAGGGAAGAAGTTTTACGATACATCGGTTACAGACACATTACCGGTGTAAAGGAATGGGACTCACTGTCGAAAGCTAAGTATCTTAAGGAACTTTGTGAGGAGTTCTACAAATCTGTCTCTAAAGATGAGCTTCTTAAAAACCTTGCAAGAGAGATTGGCAGCAAACCACATTATGTAGGAGCATTGCTAACAGCCTTAATGCTTTACGAGAAAGCTCAAGAAAAAGATTTTTATGGGCTAAAAATGGATGAGAATGATGTGGAATTTTCATACATCACTACATCCCTTAGTTATACAAGCATTACTGAATGGCTTGGGCTTGAAGATAAGAAAGATTTCGATAGTGACGATATCGATGAAGAAAATTTAAAAAACCTTTTTGCGTGGTGCTTTGTCCGTGATTTGCAGGGACGAACAATTATCAGAGAGTCTCGAAGATTAAAAGATATAGCTAAAATTGTTGATAACGACGATGCGATTAATAATCTGAAAGAAACTGGAGATATTGACCAAGCATATTTATATACGAACGGGCAGCAAGAGGCTTTAGAAGAGTCAATGCAGGCAGCAGCTGCAAGATTGCGTGTTGTTTGGAACATGCTGCTTAAACTTGATTCGTTTAGCGCCGATGATGAAGAATCCGCCAATCAGATGTTTGAAATGGCTAAAAAAATCCGCTCCCATATCAGAAGCGTGCGAGAGGATGACTAACAATGCTGTTCAATTTGGAATCATTACCCTCAAACGATGTATTTTTTTGGGCAGATTTTATAGAAATTCGAGCGCTGGTTCATCCAGATAAAAGATTTAACCGTGGTGAATTAGATAGCGTTATGCGCAGCCAACCAGAGGGATACACAAGAGAACAATCTCAGGAAAAATGGCGCTTAGCGATTGATTTTATAATTCAGAGACGAGTCATTTTCGGTGACAGCTATCCTTTTCACGTAAGCGATGACATGGATGAGGTCATTCTTAATGAGACCGAACTGGATCTTTTGACTGCACTGCAACATATGTATCTATCCTTATTGCTTTGCGCAAATATCAAATACATTCCTAAGCGTAGAAGGGCTGAAATCACGCGCTCTTTTGAAGTAATTAGCTTGCCCATTTTTAGTTCACTAATGCCCCGAGGCGTTCAGGTTGTCCCCAATTGGGCGGGGGGTGGCGAAGAGGCTAGATATCGCGGGTCATTATTTGAAAAATACCAAGCAATCGCAAATGATATTAGATGCACGGCTGTGGGTCTGAGAGAACGGGATTTTAAAGTTGGTGACCATGGTGATGGTGGGTTAGATATTATAGCTTGGCATCCTATGGGCGATGATCGTGATGCGATACCTATAGCATTTGTACAGTGTGGATGTTCCCAAAAAGAATGGGTTGCTAAACAATTGGAAGCTTCGTACGCCAAACTTGGATCTCGTATCCCTGTAACACACCCTTGGGCTACTTATTATTTCCTCCCACAAGATTTAAGATGGATGGACGGTGACTGGGCTTACAAAGCAGACATAGGAAATGCGATTTTTGTTGACCGCTTGCGCTTAATCAACTTAGCCAGAGAGAATGAGTTGATTGAAAACTTTCCTCTCCAGCCTTACGTCGCTGAATCCTTTAGTATGTCTTATCGCTAATTTTACCAGATATCTGGAATACCTCTTGCTACCGCCTCAAAAAGTGGAGGCGGTACTGCATTACCTACCACGGTATACTTCATGTTCATAGATGCCCGCTCAGTTTCAGGGAAAACTAAATTACCAAACCCTTGAAGATAAGCTGCCTCACGAAAACTAAAGCGTCGCGCACGGTCATTTGATGTAAATTGCCATTTATCTGGCCCTAATTTTTCAAGAGTAGGGCTAATCGGATGTAATGGCATATGCCTTGGGTTAGCAACTATGGTCTTAGATATTTGATCCCAATCCTGACGTCGATTTCTAGATAAATAATACCAATGAAAATCAGCGTCATAGAACTCACCAACCGGCCACTCAGGTAAATCACCTATCGCATCACGGATAGTATTCACCTTCTTCAAACCTTCGCCATGAGTTGCTGTAGGAAAAGAAAAATCCACACCAAATGTCTCATGTATGCCAACGATAAAAATGCGTTTACGGTCTTGTGCAACACCGAAGTGAGAAGCATTTAGAATCTGAGATTTAACTCTGTAGCCAGCCTCTTCGAAAACCTTGAACTGATCTTTCAGTAAATGCTCAAAGTTCTTTCGCACCATACCGGAAACATTTTCTACAATGAATGCTTTAGGCTTAACTATTCTAAGTGCCCTTGCAAACTCCAAGTAAAGTGTGTTGATTTTTCTGTCAGCCTTTCGAACCCCACCTTGGCTAAAACCCTGACAGGGGTAGCAACCGACGAGCATATCGGCTGAAGGAAACGATTCAATAGCAGAAACATCCCCAAGGACGTAATCGGTTTCGGGATGGTTAGCCAAATATACATCACGCGCGTAAGGTAGAATGTCATTTGCCATGAGCACATCAAACCCTGCCCTCAACACTCCAGCATCAGAACCACCACACCCAGAAAAAAGCGACACTACAGTTGGCATTGACCCCTCCTAAAAACCGACCGCGTATTATAGCGAATCAGGCCTCGGAAAAAAGCAAGATTTCGCCAAGGCTTGATATTCTCACGTTTTATTAGCTGTGGCCACATCCAAGGAGAAAAAAACGAATTTACTTTATCATTGATTTTCAATAGGTTTTACGGAAAAAACTATTGAAAAAGAGCTATTTTTCATCAGATTACCTTTGGCAAGTTCAGCTATCAGTCCGAGCGCAATTTCACGATCCCTTTCCTTACAAGCCCCCTCAGTGGTTAGACGCGCAATCATTTCGACCCGCTCAATCATAACGTGCTCGTTTAACTCTCTATCCACATAACCTCCGACATGAGATACTGTATAAACATACAGTATCATGTATCGATAAAAGATGTGAAGAAAAAATCACGGGATATACCCTGTATGTACATGATATGGATGAATATTAACAGTTACCTTTTCGGTGCCAATTTAGCTATAGCCGCAACACGATTAAGGATTTTCCTGGCTTTGGCCTCATGTGAGGGCTCTGCGGAAAATATTTCTCCTCTTGCTGTCCCGCGTAGCCATTTGCCCTCAAAACAGCTTTTACCACCCGCCATCAGGTGCAGGGCTTCGCCCCGGCTGATTGTGTTGCCGGTAGTCAGATGTATCTCGTCTATGGTTTTCGCTATTGCTGCGTTTTGCTCATCCGCTCCGTGGATGAATTTTCGCCGTGTTGCTGGCTTTTTATTCCTGAGTCGGTTGGTCAGCTCTCGTTTTTCACGCCGACTCAATGGTTTTGTTAAATCCAGTGCCGGTGGTTCGCTTTCGCTCCCCGTACAGTTATTGACAGAACTCCGAGAGGGCGCAGGAGCGCCCTGAAGGTCAACGGCCAAATCAACGGCACGCTTCGGCACAATCTTCCACTGAGTGAGACGGGTCATAATCGGGGTATCGGCACCGATGGCAGAGTCGTAAACGCCACGAATGCAGACCGTCTCCTCGCCGTACTGATTAAACTCGGTACGTGGTTCGTACAACGTGCGCACCTGCAAATCGTCGCGGCGAACAAATGGCCCGCCCTGGGCGTTAACGTAACCAGCCCAATCACCGGCGTCAGCTGCATCATGCACAGCAGCAAACTCAACACTCAGACCATGCGCGGTCTCAGTATCAGCAAGGCGGCGTAGTTCGCGATAGACCGTCACAGGCGCACCACCGACAAATTGAAACTGACGAATATGCCAGCGCGCGGCCCAGGCAGAAACGGCGGGCGCAGTCTCTTTCAACAGTTCTCCGCTTTCGTCGTCGAGCTCGCCATCAAGTGCATAGCCGTCGATGTTTTTGGAAATGTATTTAGCGACATAGCCGGTAGCGCTGCCCTTTTCCGGGTCGATGGCCTCGGCATGAAAGCGTGCTTTTTTGGCTTTATCGCTTCTCAGTTCGTGGCGGTCTTCCTCCCACGCATAATCACGGATAATGAGGCGCACGCGCTCGACATCTTCCGGCAACATGAACATAAGCATGTGCCAGTGGGGGGTTCCATCGTGGTGTGGTTCTGCTACGCGGATCCCGAAAATACGAATCTCTTCACGGTGCAGCTTCGCGCGGATGCGCGCCCATAAGCCAGTAAGGTAACTCTGCGTGTCCGACGGGCTGGAGCCGTTCCATTTGCTGTTACGGTAGCCCGCTTTGGTGGTGGCGTGGTATTTAGACGGCGCGGTCAGGGTGTAAAACTCCCCTACATAACCGAGTTCATTGCAGATATTTTCAAACCCACGGATGCGGGTCATCAGCTCACAGCGGCGTATCGCAGGGTTAGCGACTGAACCGTCATATTTTTCTATAAGGCTGATGCGATTGCCGTCTTCGTCTTCGAGATCCAGTCCCTTGAGAAATTCACGCGTGCGGCGCTTCTGCTCGCGCCAGTCAGTCACGCAGTTTTTACTCGCGTAGGCGTGTCTTTTCTTGCTGACGTTGCCAACGGCAATTTGCAAGTGTTCGCGCCATGCAGCAGCAAGACGACGCAAACGGCCACGCCACCAAACCTCATTAAACATACGAGTGATGGATGGGGCGATTTCATCCTCACCGACATATTTCTTTGTCACCCGCTCCCAATGCGGCGGGGTAACGTTGAATTGCAGGGAAATTAAACCGGCGCGCATGTACCAGGTGTACAACGTTTTAAGCTCGCTAAATCCTGTGTCATCAATGTCGGCCAGTTCAGCACGAATGAAATTAGCGATATCAGCAGCAAGCAGGTCAATATCGGCGCGCGACATATCAGGGAGGCGGTTATATCTGGCGACCATATTGACCATGCGTGACGCCAGATATTGCATAAGCTGGGTATCAAAATGACCACCAAAAACAGCGGCTGATACGTTGCTTTTGATACCCACGCACTCATATTTTTTTGCGACCAGTTCAAGACGTGGCAATGCCTTTTTGCAGAAGCTGATTAAAAAGGCATTGGCTCGTTGACTACCCTGATTTTGCTCCAGCACCGCAGCGGTGCGATAAACATCAAAGCGCACGCACTCGGGCTGGAGAGAAAGCACTTTTCTCGCATGCAGCAAAGCCGCGAACATGCGGTCGCGGCGATACTGTTGGTCATAGGTAAGATATGGGCTGGCTATTGCTGACCGGGGGGCGTTCCACGGGTAAGCAAAGTTAACGCTTACCCGCATAGTTCCCCCATTTGCCTACGCTGTATGCTTAACATCACATAGCCGGGAGCCCACTCGCTAAGGTCAGTTACATGAGTCACCAGCACGTAGACAAAAGCGCCGGTAAAACCGACCTTTTTCGGGTCATATTCGCAGGCGCCATACTCGTTTAAGCAAAGTAAATCCCCTACAGCAAAAGCACGGTCAGCACGGCGAAACTCAGCTTTTTTCGTTCCATTGATGACAGCCTGAAAAAACTCAGGCCTAATTTTTAGTTGATGTGTTTTTCTCATGCCGCCGCCTTGATTGAGGAGGCGCACATTTCTCCGATACGCTTAATCTCAGCGGCCATTTCCTCAATTGAGGTGATGGTCGACTGCTGGATGTGATGATGAATCAGGCCGGAAATAAGCTGTTCGATTTTCGGATAGTAGCCGATAGTATCAAGCCACTCCTCGCCAGCTTTACGGCCGCTTTTAGCGACCTTTTTCTCGCTCAGAATGAATTGATACTGGTCGCTGGTAATAACCCACTTACCGCCAATCTCGATATTTAGGCTCATGATTTTACCTCCGGATAACCGATTAATACCTGGTCAACCACACCATTGATAATTTCACAAAGAGCTTTTCCAGCCTCTTGGTCATTAATTCCAGTTATCGTCCCCATAGCTAAGGCTACAATCCGAACCTTCATAAGCGCCTCTATCGCGCCTTGCTGTTTAGCTTTCTGGATTTCAAGCTCGCTCATATCAGACCCCACGGTAATGTTTTGTTTTCAGCTCAGTGATTTCCTTACAGGTCACGCAAAGCGCAACGCCCTGAATGGCAATGCGGCGTTCCTCCGGGATTGGGGCTTCACACTCTTCGCAGGTAAAACGAGAAGGCGCAGCGATATGGCTGCGCGCGTTGTTAATAAGGCGCTCGCGTTCTATCTGCTCGCGCTGTTGTGCGATATCCATTGCGTCGGCCATTAGTGCAGCTCCTGAGATTCGTTTTCGTAGCGGGTGGCTTCACGGCGCAGCAGTTCAGCCGCTTCTATGGCGCTCATACCTTTGTTAGCAATATGGGTTGCCAGCGCCTCAAGCCGGATGGAAACAGCGAGAGCGCGACCTTTACGCTCTTCACGTTTTGCAATACCGATAACCTCAAGAAGCAGGTCGATATTTTCTTTAGGTTCTAAAGCTTGTTTGTGCATTCTTAATCTCCTGATTTCGGGCAATAAGAAGCCCGGCGGGTTTACGCCATTAATTGCGGGTTTATTTAATTAGCTAAAAAGCATTCATGGATGGAAATATGCCTGGGCAAAATCCCACCCCAGCGAGAAATTTTATTCATTGACGCAATAATCAACTTACGTCTGTCCATATCAAAATATTCATATGGCTTACCGACTTCATCAGAACGAAACGCGCCCGGATTATTTCGGTTAGCAAGCGTTAAAACCACAAACTTAAAATCTTCATCAAGCTTATTGAAATTACGCAGCGCCTTATTTTCTGTTGCTTTCATTTTTTGATGAAACCGTGCGAAACACTCTTCGCCGGTCATGGTCTTCGGTTGCTCAGTAGTACAATCAGCATTGCTAAAAAGCTTGCTCGCCTGGGTGTCATGAGCTGAAATTCTTTCGTTCATTTTGCCCCCATTAATGCATTTAAAAGCCGCTTAACCGCAGAGACTTTTTTTGCTGTTAAGCCGTTCAACAATTCGGACTGAGAGTTGCAAGGGTGCCAGCGCTGGCCGTCGCTCCCCATTATCCAGCCGTGCCCGTAGTGCATGGATGGGCTACGTTTTTTGAGCAGAGACGCGAATGACGGTTCGTTAGTCAGCATAAGCACCTCAAATCAAACCGAATGACGCGCCGATGCCGCTGACGGTATCAACGACACTCGTCATTGCCGGGTTAGCCTGGAGCCGGGCCTGCAATGCCATTGCCGACAGGGACAGCATTCGAATACCCGCGTTTACGCTCGCAATCATGTTTTGCTTACGGGCCGGGGTAAGGCGGTCGCCTGAAACGGCACCGCTCGCCAGTTCGCCGAGTTCACTCATGGCGCGCATGACGTAGGATTGCAGTTTTTCTTTTGCCAGCTCGTTGACCGGCACGCATGGCAGACAATGGATCTGCGCCAGAAAACCATCGACAAGGGTCGAGTCTTCGGTCAGGTCTGTCAGCGTCCAGATTTCGCGCGGCGTTAACTGGTGCGGCTGCTCCGGGTTGAGTTTGTTGTAAAGCGTATGCGGCTTGATACCGGCTTTAACCGCCAGCTCTTTCACGTTATGCGTGGCCGCGAATTTTCTGCATGCATCATCAAAGTGTGCATGTGACGAAACGCGAAAATCTAACATGTTTAGGCTCCCTCTAATCACTATGATGATTTACACGTTAAGTGAAATGTCGCATTCACTCAGAGCTTGAATAGTCAGAGCAGCCATGTTCACTTCAACCAGGCCCTTAGTCTGTTTACCCTTTGGCTTGATTGGTAACTTTCCGTATTCAATCAGATTCTTAGCTGTTTCTTTGTTAGTACCAGTACGGCGGCAATACTCATCAAGTGGCAGGTAAGGCTCAGGGATGACGATTGTAATGTTTGGTCGCATAAGGCAAACTCCGCTGGTTAACCTGTACGGCAATACAGGGCAATAATGGGCAATGTTTCTTTAAACCTACAAAGCGGAGTTTAATATCACTCCACGAAAACTTGCAAGGATAAGTTTTCATGAAGCTACAAATTGATTTTTCACAAGGCGGAAATGACACCTTAGATCGCGTCATTGAGGCATATGGATTCAGAACTAAAGTCGCTCTTGCAGAACATCTAGGGATTGCAAGTAGTAGCCTTGCTAATCGATATAAGAGGGACTTTTTCCCAGCAGATATCGTGGTTCGCTGCATGGCTGAGACGGGCGCTACGCTTGAGTGGCTGGTTACCGGGAATGGGCCAAAGTTTGACGGCGAAGACCTAGATATTCTGAGAATTTCCAAGCAAAAAATTGTCGATGGTCAGCTTTATGACTCAGGGGTTCTTATGTTGGATAAAGCTACATTTTTGCCAGGAAAAGCAGTACCAACGAAACCCCTTTGTGTCATTGAAAGCTCAACGACGTATGTTATCGAGAGGGAGTTTTCAGAGGTGTTTGATGGTGAATGGCTTGTCGATATTGAAGGTAAAACAAGCGTAAGGACACTGACCCGGATCCCAGTAAAGAAAGTTCGTGTTAGCGGCGCTGGCGCGGCTTTTGACTGTTCCATTGATGACATAAGCGTGATCGGGCGTGTGGTGCTAACAATAATCAGCGGATGATTAGTTATGACCGTTCGAAAATTAAGTGATGGGCAATGGGTCGCTGACTTTTATACAGTCAATCGTAGCGATGGTAAGCAGGGTAAAAGAGTCCGTAAAAAATTCTCTACTAAAGGGGAAGCTCTTGCATTCGAAAACTTCACAATGCAAAAGGTTGATGACTCCCCCTGGCTAGGTGATGGCAAAGATCGCCGTCGTCTTTCCGACCTCGTTCACCTTTGGTTTGACCGTCACGGAATTACCCTAAAAGATGGCGAGAAAAGAAAGAAATCCATGCTATGGGCGGCGGAGTGCATGGGTTCCCCACTTGCTAGCGAATTTAGCGCCCAGCTATTTACCGCATACCGCGCAAAAAGGCTTGAAGGGCATTTCGCTCGCACAAAGAGAATTAGCCAAGTATCGCCACGGACGATGAACCTTGAACACGCTTACTTTTTAGCTGTCTTTAATGAACTTAAACGATTAGGTGAGTGGGCACCACCCAACCCCCTAGAAAATGTCAGGCAATTTCGTACTGAAGAAAGCGAGATGTCATATCTCACAGCTGAGCAGATTGAATCGCTGTTAAAAGAGTGCCGCAACAGTTCTGCTGAAGACCTGGAGATAATCGTTAAAATTTGCCTGGCAACTGGAGCGAGATGGAGTGAAGCAGAAAGCCTAAAGCGTTCTCAGGTTTCCTCGGGGAAGATCACTTATATCAAGACTAAGGGTAAAAAGAATCGAACAATACCCATATCGGCCGAGCTAATGGGGGAACTTCCCAAAAAGAATGGTGCGCTATTTACCCCGTGCTACTACGCCTTTAGAAATGCCCTAGATCGCGCAGGGATAGAGCTTCCTCCAGGCCAGCTAACTCATGTCTTGCGGCATACGTTCGCCAGCCACTTTATGATGAACGGCGGGAACATCCTCGTATTGCAAAAGATACTGGGGCACACCGATATAAAAATGACAATGAGATATGCACACTTCGCCCCCAACCATCTTGAGGATGCAGTCAGACTCAACCCTTTAGATTGTCGCAAAAGTGTCGCAGCAACTTAGAATTATTGCCCTATATTGCCTTATATATTTTTATTAACGGTATGATTATTAAGTAAGTTATTGTTTTTCGTTTGGTCTTCATGATTCTCATAATCGCTTGGTCGTTGGTTCAAACCCAACAGGGGCCACCAAATTTTAGCTTTAAAATCAAACAAAAAAGCCACTTTTCGAGTGGCTTTTTTGTTGCCTCGTAATTGGATGGCGATAGGATAGCTGCACAAACCGCCAGGCAATTCTCTGACATTGATGCTTTGTAAACATCCCGTTTAGTTAACAAAACCAGATTAACTCGTCCTTTATTACCATTTTTAGCGCAGCAATCGATAAAAGATAACTCCGGTATCGTTAAAACTAACAGGCAAAAGTCTGACAATATGCACATACAACAATTACTTTTATCAATTTATTGAATATTAAAACAATATTCAGATTTCTTTATCATGCACATCATATGTTCGAGTTCGACTGGCTGCGAAAACAAATAGCCCTGGAAAAAAAACAACCCCATCCCCTTCAATTTATTGAACTTTTCCAAACTGTCTACCCCCTCTGCAATGCAATCGCTCTGCGTTAACTGGCAGTAATAGATAAGACTTTTCATCAATGCCATAGCATGTGGGTCGCGTTGAAAATGGCTTTGTTGAATAAATCAGATTTCGGGTAAGTTTCCCCCGTAGCGGGTTGTGTTTTCAGGCAATACGCACGCTTTCAGGCATACCTGCTTTCGTCATTTTGTTCAGCGCTCGTACCAGGGCCATAGCCTCCGCAACCTGACCATCGTAGTCACGCAGCGTCAGTGAACCCCCGAACAGCTGTTTTACCCGGTACATCGCCGTTTCCGCTATCGA